CCGCCTTGAGGAAACACAACCATATTCTGCAATGTCTTAACGGATTGGTTATATTTTTCTAAATCAATCCTGCCTTCAAGCCGTGGCGATATAGCACCAGCGCGGAAGTTCGTTAGGATACTGGATACACGCGCCATATGTTAATACCTGATGTCGATAAAGTAATCCGCTACTGGCTGTTCTGGGTAGCCTTCCATAGAATCCACACCCTTTGCTTCTTTTAATCTGGATTCATAGATGCTGAACATTTGCTGGGCTACAGAGTTGCTACCAGTAATCGCATAAGCTGTGTCAGCCGCAAGCCTGTGAGCTATGGCGTTGGATAGCAAAGCATCGTAATCCTCTGTATCCTCTAGGCGAGATATATAAATAATCTTGCAAGCATCATCGTTACTTAAAATCTTACGCCCTTCTATCTTAAACATTTTGTTGCTGTCATACGCAGCAAGATCATTGTTTACGTTAGTGTTCCAATAAGAAAGAACCCTTAAACAATAAGGGTCAGCGGGTAATTGGAACTGATGGGTAAAACCAAAAGCGGGGCCAACACTGTTAGCCGCAAGCTCTGCCCTAGCTATCGCAACATTCCAAGGATGTGCGCGTAAGACAGCATCTCTAGTAAGGGCAAATTTTCTATTGCAAAGTCTGGCTTCTTTGGAGTTCTCGGTTAGTGACGTAATCGTTGCCGCACCCAACAAATCCATAGCTTCATTACAAATGTCAACCACTGAGGACATAGCAAACTCCTAAAGGGGAGAAGGGGCAGCGAGGTGTACCGCCCCTTCTAACTTGTCTAGTTTACAACATACTCAATGATGAAAGCCATATCGCCACCAGTTCCACCTGTCGCATTAAAAGTCGCGGCAATGTAGTAGAACCCGCCTGGGTCAGTGCTGTCACCAGCCATTGTGTATAGCTGCTGTCCAGTGGTGTTGAGGTTAGCTGCCTCGTAACGAAGCTCTGCTAATGCTGCGCCATCAGCGACAGAAGTAGCAAAGAAGTCCTCGTCTTTTACAGCACCAGCATCAGTGTAGATGCCGACATTGTATGTGCAGCTTCCACCCAAAGCATCTGAGCCTACTTGCAAAGATACAATAGATGCGTTGCTTGGAATTGGAGCAAGCATAACGATATCATCGTCAGTGCTATCACCAGCCGCCAAAGCAACATTACCTTGAGCTATTCGGAGTACACCTTGTAGCTCTTGGGCTTTATTAGCAACTTGAGGAGAAGCCTCAAGATTTGCTACCAAGTCAGAATTTTTAGTAGTCATCTCTAGCTCCTATTAGTCTGGGGTTTCATCACAGAAGATTTGGCAAACCTTGTTTTCTTCCATGCGTGTCGAACCAATTGACATGCAATAGTAAACTTGGGTTGCATAACCTTTGTCTGCGCGTTCATCAATCCTAGCGGAAATGTCTTTACCTATACCCAAGGTAAGACCATCTTCAGCCCAAGCAAAGCAAGTGCGAACATCTGTGGCAGAAACAGCCAAGCGGTTCGACATGACAAAGCGGAAGCCCATGAAGGTGTCCACATCCCCAGAAACCAATGCCTTTACGGTATTGAAATCACTGCTAGTTACCTGAGTTGTTCCGAGCAAATCTTCAATCTGCTTTGGGCCAACGGCAATGTAGCGTGGGATAGATGGGTCAACGTCAGCCAAGTCTAACTTGCGCTTTGCTTCAGTTAGCTTTGCAACGGTCAATCCATCGTTTGATGATGCTGAACCAACAGAGTTAGCGGTTGCATCTAGGTTTGCTGTACCAGAACCAGTTTCGCCTGTTGAGGCAGCACCAGTTGCAGCAGAGATGATAACGTCATCCATCGCACGCCCCATAGCAGCAGCAGCCGCTTGAGCATAAGATGAAGTCGGATCAATCAACATACGAACTTTATCCTGATCATCAATTAGATCAGCATACTCGTAGTCAGCTAGGGACAAACGTCTACGCCCATGTGGGGTATCAATTTGAGGTGTGTCGGCATTTCTTGATGTACGAAGCTGCGCTGTCGCTACACCAATCTGGTCTATGAAGGCATTTTTACCAACAATATTCTCAATCCGCACCGTATCACGCAAACGAGAACCCATCTGCTGTGATAACATCTGCACGTTAGCAGAGTATTGTTGCACAAATGCCGTGGTGATTTCTGATGACATATTATGTCTCCTAAGTTCACACGGTTTAAGTTACACTAATTTCGATGCGCTACCCTTACGGACACTTCTAGGTTTTTGAGCCACCATTAGGCTATCGTCTATCCGACTGTCTTGAGGACGATTTACACCGCTACCCTCTTCCGTTACCCAAGCGTGATACTTTTCTGCCAGATCAACTGGGTTCATTACATCACGTTGCGTACCAAATTCCACTGCCATTCTAAGACATTCTAAGCGAACTGCCAATGGGGATAATTCATCTTCCATAATTATTCGCTTCCATGAACCATTGTGAACAAACTATTAACGTGTTCAATAGCCCTCTGCCGCCCTGTGACATTTTTTCTGTCATGGTAAGGGTGGCTCTTGTCATTCATAATAGCATCAATCTCTGCTTGCGCTTGTACTGGCGTAAACACAGAACTTCTTGCGCCATCATTGATTGTATCCTCACTTGTTACTGTAGATTTAAAATCGCCTATAGCAGCAAACGCTTTGATAAAGGCGGGATGATTACCAACTTTTGTGCCATCCTCAAGACGCATTTGCAGCATATCAAGTCCAGCAAACTGTTCTATAATGTCCTTTGCCGCTGCTACTTTGTCTCCAAAAGCATTACCCCATTCACGCTTTAACTCATTAGTTGTCTGTTCTGCTTGCTCTTGCGCCAACTGTTCCATTTGCTCTGTAGTCTGACCAACAGAACCTTTGTAGTAATCCAGTATTCCCGCCGCCTGTTGCGGTGAAAGACCCAGCTTATGCGCTACGCCAGCATACTCTGTCGCAACTTCTTGCGTAATTACGTTGCCGTCTGTGGCAAACTCATAGCCCTCTGGGGTTTCTGGCCTACCTAAACGACTGTATATGTTGCTTAAATCTTCCTCTGTGGGGTTTGTTGGAAACGGTATCTTGTCTGCACCGATAAGTTTTTGTGCATTAACAAAAGAACGCGCTAGATTTCCAACATCCTTAATAGGTGAAAGACTTGGATGCTCCCTTAAATCTTCTGGTATCATTTCCATGAAACCGTTACCAGACCCGCCTTGTGCAACCTCTGCTGGGGTTTCCAGCACTGATGGGGTTGCTTCTGGCTGGGCTACCTGTTCGGCAACTTGCTCTGACATAAATTACTCCTCATTCATCATGTTATAAATATGCAGTAATACTGCACGTTTCCCTTCTTCAAATGCTGTAGCGTTGGCATCGCCAGCTACATAGCTTGAGGTTCTCCAATTACATCTTGCCTCAAGATCACTTAACACCTTTTTTCCAGCGGTACTGCCGAATATATCGGTGTACATAGTTTTAAGTTGCGTTATCTTTTCGCTCATTTAGCTACCATCCTAGACGCTTGTGCTATCTGCGCTACGTCTTGTACGTCCTGACTTGCTTCCTGACGCTCCATCATAGCCTGTTGCTGCGCTGCCTGTTCTTCCCTGCCAGCGTCAACCTCAGACTGAGGCTTTACAACTTTCTTAGGAACGCCAAGGCTATCCATAATATGATTAACCAAGCCATCAGCATTGATGTGATCTGCAACTGGCAACGCTTGTGCTAGTGGCAGTAGTATCTCTAAGGCTTTCATTGTGCTGTTGAGACTGCTTGATTTCTGTGCGCGTGCCAGCGGTGATACATATTCTACATCCACATCAAGCCCCTGCAAAATCTCTGGTGGCGGTGCAAGCATATCTGCGCGAAGCATCAAGGCAAATACACGATCAATCATTGGGCGTAGCATCTCGTTCATTAAACGCCCTAATACTGGCCCTATAACGCGCATACGCTCCTCTTGGCGTTGTACTACCTCTGTAGCTGTCATATTAGGTGAACCGCCTGTTAGAAGCTGATCTACATAGAAGGCAGAGCGTATAGCCGTTCTGCGTTGTTCTTCCATGTTTAAGCCAATAGGAATGTTTGCGCCTGTGTTTAGTGGCGTAATTGTGTCTCTTGTGCCGCTTCTAAAGAAGTTAAGTCCCCCAGGCTGGGTACGGACAGGGAGAAGAAATCCGTCATCAGGAACTAATAAGGGAGGATCAATTAGTTTCTGTGCAGCTTGTATGATGGTCTTTGACATAAGATTAAGCATCTTAACGTCTGGCAACGCCACCATAGCTGGGGAACGCCCCATCACCTCTCCAGTTGCCTTGAGGAAGCGCGGAACAACATATGGGAACTCTTGGAACCCACTTTCTTGCATAACCATTTTTGTTTCCATGCAGATATACATAGAAGCAAACGGCATATTTTTGTTGTCCTGTTTAGTCGGGTCACGTTCCTTGCGTGGCATTACGCAATGAAGGACAGTCACTTCTTCATCAGGCTTTTTCTCAAATCTTTTTTGAATAAACGTACTTACATTTTCTATACCAAAACGCTGCACTGCTTGTCGCGCTGGCAACACATACTTACGAAACACAGTATCAACGATACCGAATTGATCTTCCGCTACATAAAACTCTGATATGTGGCGTGTACTAAACCGCATACTTTTCTTGTCCATCTCCACAAACATACAGCCTGTGCCAAAAACAACTAAGTCCACATACATTTCGTGGACTTCAGTTTCAAAGTTGGACATTGTTATGGCTCTCATCATACGAGAGCTAGTATCTTCCAGCCATGCTTGGACTTCTTCATCACGCCCAAGCTCATCATCTTTTAGCGTTAGATGAAACCACGGTGTCGCACCGCTGGTAAGCATACCATGTAATGATGATGCAAGCAGATCAACAGACTGCAACGCAGTTCCGTCAAAGATAAGCTCCATACGCTTTTCGCCTCTGGCGCGTTTGCGTACAATGTCTGCTTTGCGGGGAAGCATATAGTCAGCAAGCTCTTGGTAATGACTATCCCAATTAGCTCTTTGGCCTTCTAAATACTCAAACCGACTGACTATGGCTTTCATGTTATCCATTGCTTACCCCAATAATGTAGGCGAACCAGAACCGCCTGTTGCAGTCTCATCACCCATGACTCCGCCACCAACAACTGTTGACCCTCGGCCTTTGCGCTTCTTGCGTTCTGCTGATACAGCCTCATCAGACAATGCAGCAGCGCGTTTGTAGTCAGGTTCAGCTATTGGTTCTGGGGCTGGCGGTGGCGGCGGTGTGTAAACTTTGGGTTTTAAGAACGACATTACTAAGCCCTTTCCACTGCCTTTTTAATTGGCTTTGCTGATATAGCACCATACTCTTCCATGATTGTTCCAGCCTGACCAGCGCGTTTAGTGCGCCTAGTTCCACGCCCAGCAATAATAGTTTCATCAGGGATAACTTCCGGCGTTACTTCTGGTGTTACTTCTGGCTCTGGGGTTGGGGGTGGCCTACGATCTGTCTTGTCCATGCCAGTTAAAACATCAACTGTTTCCCTGCCTATTTTTTTAATTGGCTTTTCAATAAAAGGCTCAACAATTTTTTTGTCAAAAAATCTAACAACGCTACCCATTTTAATTACCCCACTGATGAAAGCCTAACTTCTGTGTTTCGGCTCGTAACCAAAACGCCTGATTGTACCCTTTACTTGATAACACATTTTTTACTTTACGAAAACCCAGTGCGATATTACGCTTACCGCCCTCTGCAATGAAGTCAATTAGCCAAGGAATATCACCCCCGCCCTCGTAGCCTTCTGGCATAAACTCTAAGTCTTGCACATACTCACCTACTTGGTCATGGCTTGGGAAACCCCAAGATGCAAAAACAAACGGCACACGCCCTTCATCTCTTAGTATAACATACTGGTTAGCTTGCAAAGGTGGCATAACATATTTGTCAAACTCCTCATCGCCGTACCAGTTATGGAAATCACTCCTATTCATTAAATACAAAACGTCACTTATGTCTTCTTTTGTTGGGGTCATAACGAAAACGGATTGTACTCATTGACGGCAATTTGTTGCGGTGGACGAACCAGAGCTTGTCTATTCTCCATGCCAACAGCCAGATACCTAAACGCATCCGCAGCATGAGAAGTGTAGTCATGCCTCGGATGATCCCTAAAAGATTTTCTTTTGTCATCCCACTCTTGCCTATATTGTCTAAGCATTTCAATGCCTTGGTTGCAATTATCCTTATCAAATTGGCACTTAGGTATCATCATTCTTGCTGCGTTGATACCGTCAGCCACTTTCATTTTCGGGATGACTTTGAATTTGATGCCGAGGCTGAACGCCGTTTCGAGGCGGCTTTTGCCCGAACCGAGTTCCCTGACTTCGATGTCGTGGGGGGCGAGGTGATCTCCCCAGTAGTAATCTTTTTGACGTAGGATTTCAGCGTAGTGATCCAACCCAACACCGCTGCTTTCATAGTAGTCAATAACATTGATCGCTCCACTTCTAAATATTTGTGCAAACCAGATTGCTGTCGAATCGTTTATACCCAAGTCCCAAGCGGTATGCACAGGATAAGCGGGATCATATGGAACCCTTGCGATCCTTCCATCATCATCAGCATCAGATAGCAACTTTCCATAATAAGCCCCTATAATAGCGGCAGTGAACGAACATTCGTATTCTTGTTCGTATTGCTCTGGTGTCATTTGAGATTGTGCCGCTTGCAACTCTAGGTCTTTTACAAGCCCTGTCTCGCTTGCCTTGGCAATCTTCCAGTACCACTGGTCAGAACCTTCTTCTGTTTGATCCTTTGCTGTTTGCAATAAATCAAAAAAATGATTATGCCCTGCTGGTGTACCTAGAAATACAGCCGCACCCTCTCTGTCGGATAGGGCTGGTCTAACAACTTCCCCCCATACCCTTGGATTTTGCATACCAAACTCATCAAAGACGCATAGATCAAGGTAAATACCACGCAAGCTATCTGGATTTTCAGCAGACAAAAGCATTAAACGTGAGCCATTAGGGAAGTCCACCCTTAACTCTGTCTCGTTAAAGCTAACACCTGGAATAACACCAGCATAAAATTTAACATAATCCCAAGCTATTCTCTTAGCCTGAGTAAAGGTAGGAGCTACAAACGCAACCCTTGGTCTGGGAAGCTCACAAGTAAGAGCGTGTTTAATTAAATGATTAACTGCCCACACAGTCTTACCAAACCGTCTGTGCATTACCAGTACGTTCCATCTCTTTACGCTCTGGTGCATCTCTGCTTGTAGCAGCCTTGGCTTATAAGGTATCTTAACTTGCATGAAACAAACTATTAAGCTGGTGATGGTATACGTTTATTGTGCGCTTGCTAGTTTCAAGCCATGTGTTTTTATAAGAGATGCCTTTGCGCGTTCCTAGCTTGTTCCAGCCTACAGCACCCCAGAAAAAATTGCTCTCAAGGTCATCAGCACAGCCACAAACGAAGTCCTGCCTACCTAACGACAAACCATGAGATACCCCCGCCCCTAGCAAGGCTTTCCCTCTTTCAATCAAACGTGCATCATTTTGTATGGCGATCTGGTTTACCTTTGCCCATTTACCAAAGGACATCATAACAAAACCCACAGGATCACCATTTTCTTCATACAGCCAAATCCTGTCGTTGCAAGTAGTAGACCAACGCTTGCCAGTTTTAACACCAGTTACAGCCGCTTCATAAGCTGGCTTTGGAATAAAACCTAATGCCTTGGTTTCTTTTTTAGATAAATCTACAATGTAAGGTAAGTCTTTTAATGTAGCTTCCCTAACTAACGCCATCCGAAGTCTCCCAAACTATACGAACCGTACCGTCACTAACCTCTACACCAGTCCTACTCTTGGCCTCTCCATAGCGGTCAGATATAATCTTAGATGCCTTCCACCTTACATGAGTAGCATAATCACGCAAGACATTAGGATCATAGTCCTTACGCTTGTGAAGCGCATCACTGTACAACTCATCCAGTTCCTCTAAAGACTTCTCAGCACTCTGTCGCTGTGCCGCACGAATAACAGCCTCAAATTCACTGTCATCCTTCATCAGCTTGTAAAGCATAGAACGGTTTACCTTAGCTAATGAACAAGCACTCACTATGCTATGACCGTCCGTCACTAGCTGCTCTACCTCAGTCTGCTTTGTCTTTGTTAGCTTTGCCATGACACCTCGCTGGCTGTGTGTTGGTATGTACTATTTAACATATATAAAGCACGGCACCGGCTGTCGGGGGCATCGCATTTCCAGAAAGCCCCCGCTGGCCTTGCATTTGCTGGCATTGTGGCAAGCCTTGCATTGCTGCGCGTAGCTTGTATGTGTTGTGTGTGAAATGAAATGTAAAAGCCAACTCATTCTTTCCAATTCAATAGCTGGATGCCATGCGACAATGCGCTGCTTTGTGCTTTGCTTTCTTTGCAATGAAAATCTTTATATCATGTATTTTGTAGACAGTAAATAAGACCATTGGTCTATACTTATATATATGCCACTCTCAGCTTGGATTAAATTAATTTCAATTATTTTGCATTTTATGCTTGCTATGTAGTCCATTGGTCTATACTGAATAGATTAACACTAGCAAAAAGGAAACAAACAAATGACCGATACTATTATTTTTATGTTACTCGCAATCGTTTTCATCGTTGCATCTGTTCTTGAAGTTGCAACTGGCTTTCCTAACGGCATTTACATTGCCACTTTATTAGGTGGCGTTGGCATTGGCTGTTTATACGCGCCGCTGATAATCGAATAATCAACACTAGCAAAGGAATATGGACAATGAACAAATCAACCGAACAAGTAATATTTGAAATGCTAACGGCTAACACTGGCACGCATATGCTAGACAGCGGCGGCGGTAATGGACGCAACTGGCAACGAAACCAAGAGTTGACCATTGATGATTTTAGAAATGAGCCGCCAGCAACGCTTAACTTTTACACGCAGGAAAACGACAAAGGCGAAATCATCAGCGCGGAACCTGAGTTGAGCGTTTCAGTATTTCACAAGTTAACAAGCGGGATCATAGAACAGGATGAATTGTGCCGCGAATTTAACGCAATGCCTTGTGATAATTGGGATGGCGAATTTTATGGAACAAGCAACCGACAGCATCAATGGCTTGCCGTTAATGGTTTTTTGAACAACTCAGAAAATGAACGCAGAACATGGAATACTTATAATTGGGATAATCAGTTTAGCCAAGTTTTGCAGGGTACTGATTTAGAAAACGACAACGGCGAACAATATGTTTTAATTCAAATTCACGGCGGCGCGGATGTTCGCGGCGGTTATACTGATGCAAAGCTGTTTAAAATGTCGGATCATTGCGAGCATTACGCAGTCATTCTTGATGATTGCGGGTTTGGCATCGAAAGCCCTAACGATGAACAACGCGATTTTATCACCTTGGATCATCGCGGCGGCGGCGAATGGATTGATAACGATGGCAGCCTAGCTGATGACGATATATTTATTCAGTTCGCCAAGCTTGCCGCTGGCAAGCCTATAGCTGGCGATCAATTCAACGACTTTTAAACAGGCCGAAACGCGGCGCAAGCCGCGTCTAGCGATTGTTTCGCTGCTGATGAGGCCATCAGTTAACACTAGCAAAGGAAAAAAGGGTTATGTGTAAAACAAAAACATTCAAAGACAAGGAAAGCGGCCTTAGTTGGTCAATCCGCATTGTTTATCACGGCGATAAATACGGCCTTGATAATTGCCTGACAAATGAGCCTGGCAATAAAGGCGAAGGTAAAGGCCAAACGATGATAGAATTTTATGATCGTAGATATCCGCATTGCAGCACGCCACGCGGCAAGGTTCTTGGTCAATTTGTCAGTCGTTACGGTTTAGAAACATTGAATGAAACTGATTGGTCAAAATGCGGCGGCTTAAATTTGCATGGCGGTGTAGATGATTGGGGCGTTGGCAGCGACTTGATGGTCAAGGCTATGGCGTGGGTGAATAGCAATGATTAAAGGCTTTTTTATCGGCTTGGCGTTTATCGCGTTTAATCTGTTTATAGCTTTTCTATTGGTTAACATCGCGACAGGTTGCGGCATGGTCAATGACTGGAACGCGCCGCAATGCATCACACCAGCCCAATTGATAGGGCTAGGCTAAACTACTACCATTGACAGCCTAAAGGCTGTCGGTGGCTCTTAAATCGCCAGCAATGGCGTACGGCATCGGCAAGGCAAATCAAATCCCTTGCCATGCAGACTAGAAGAGAAATGACGTTTTAAAACTAACTAGCAAAAGAGAGAGGGTAAACCATGTCTAAAAAAACAGATCAAAAATTTCTGGAAAA